TGTGTGATTTTTTCAGACTTCCGTCTGCTGGGTAATTTTCTTCGTTATAACTCAGGGTCAGGAATGATGATGGGCTTTTGTATTCGCGTTGCTCCAGTATTATTTTGCCTACCCATTCCCGTTTTTTGTTTATTCGACAATTCATGCAGCGCCCACACGCCACCTGGGTGCCGTTTACCGATACCGGATAGCCGCAGAGCATGTTTTTTGTCTCCATTAGGGGGTGTACCTGTCAGTACGACCATTGATAGTCAAGTTATCAATACCATGGTCGTTTACTTTGAGTCAATAAAAAAGGGACCCTCTGCAGGGTCCCTCTTAAGATTTCTAGACTTTTGTCTAGTGTTTAGTTTTCAGGTTGGTGTAGTGAAGCGAGATAGCGCAAAGCGCGCTGTATCTCCTGTGGGTCAATCTCGCCTTCTTCCCCCGCTGTGGCCGCCTCTGCCGCTTCCTGTGCGGCGCTGGGCGGTTCTGGGGTGGGGTCCACGCCCTCTAAGTCGTTCGGCAGGGCTACGCCCTCCTCATCGGTCAGGGTGTGGACTGTGTACCCAGTTATCATGTCGTCGTCATCTCCTACGCTAAAATCGTCAGCTTCTTCGAAGCTTTCCATTTGTTGCACTTCAGCGACGCGACTCACTTCCTGGGTTATAAACCTACGCATTTCATCTCGTAGGGACAGGGGTGGTACGGACTGTGACAGTTCGTGTGGTGTTGGATCGGGGAATTCCTTCCCGTTTTCCTGTGCCATGCGTCGCAAATAAAGGCGACGCTCGATGTGTTCGAACTTGTTTTCGTCCGAATTTTGTGTTTTGGCTCTGGCCATTATAGAACCCTCGGTGAAGCGTTACGCGGTACGATTCGACGAGCAACCATTTTGTTTTGGACCTTGATCCAAAGCGCGTCCTGTGTTTGCTCGTTATGTATCCGCTTGGTTGGTACACAGTCGGTGAACGACTGATTTAGCGCAGGTGGTGTGGCGAACTCTCGACCCATGTGCCAGTAGTCGAGCGTATCTCGAAATTCGCCATGCACTGTTGAGGGATGCTCCCGGTATTCGGCATACCTGTCGCTATAGCCGAAAACTCCGGTACCATCGGTAACGTCCGCCTGGACTTCATTGTTGAACACTTCTTGCTGGCCGATTTGCGCCAGCTCGTGTTGATAAAAGTCCTCTTTCTCTGTACGCAACCACTGGCGGTTGATTGCTTCTGTGTATAAAGCGCGAGGACGAACGGAGAGGAACGAAATAATAAAACCATGTTCCTCCATGTGACGACGGTAGCGGTTAGACCGCATTGCTGCGATACCGTGACCGTATAAGTCAGCAACACCGAATCGTGGATCATTCCCGTTCGCTGTTTGCATTACTTCAGAGAAGTTTAACGACGTCGATCCACCGCCGAGAAATTCCGGACGCTGGAGCCGTTGGTCTTTTGGATTCTCACCCAGATAGCGTAGGTACTCAGTGTACCGCGAGCCATAGCGCGCACGAGCTTCCTGGTATCGTTGTATCGCAAAAGCCTTTCTGACGTCATTGATGTCAGCGCCGGTTGCGCTTGACAGATCGGCAATCAGTCCTGGGTCATCCCATGCAAACGCGCCGCCTTCACCGGCAGAATGTGACACCAGTCCAGTAGACCCTCCGGTACCGGCACTGAAAACAGTGTTAGCGGTACCGTTGCTATAACTCGGAACACCTACTGGTTCGACGGGTGCTGCGTCTCCGAGTGGAATAGTGACCTGCGGCCCCTTTTGTGTGAACGGCCTCGCCGTAGTCAGGTAGTCTTTTTCCCAAGCTACGTTTGGCAGTGTGACATCGAGGCCGGCTCTTTCTGTTACTAGGTCCTGATCCCTGTAAAACTCGTTGTAGATTCGATTGCACGCAATCAGCGGTAACGAGTTAACTTCGATCCCTGAAACTGGCGGGATACCCAGGTGATCAAGTAGTGAGCCCGGGATTGTTGCTGCATCTGTTGTAATCTTTGGCAACGTCTGGGCATCCATACCGTCTGGACCGCCGGTGATGAAGTCCTCCCATCCGTCCCAGAGTAATCTACTCGGGGCAAAGAAGTGATGAATTCGAGCAGTTACATTGTGCATTATCGGGGCCGCCAATGGCGAGACACGTATTAAGACATTGCTGGAATGCTGAATTGTATCGCCCGCTAATGCTTCTACACATGCAATAGGTACCAGTTTGCCCATATCGCACGTGTGTAACCGCGTATGACTCAGGTTGTGTTTGTAACGTCTCATAGTCTGTAGCCCACCTTTCCGCTAAAGCGCGGAAGTTTGTTGCCGGAACGGCGCATCCGTTTAGTAGTACGACGGCTGCCGCGTTTGGTAGAGCGTTTTTTCATGTAGCGCTTACGCATAATGACACCTCTTTTTTACATTGCGCCGAAACGATTCCGGCGCTTCCGTTTTGGTAAAGGGGCAGATTTTGCCCTGTTTTTACCGTACTGCTGGAACTTCTTCCAGCCATCGGCAGTGATAACGCCTATGCCGTATAGCCACGAAGCAACGTCACCATAACGTTGTTCGATTTCTTCTGCGTCCGACCAGCGTTTATCTGGTCTGATTGTTGAACCGCCCATTCTGGACGGTGTTGTCGGTTTTAGCGGACCCGTTTTCAAGGGTGCCGACGATGTTACGGGAATTTCGCCATTCCCGAATAGTCGTGTGTCCTGCGTATGATTGAGAGCTTGAACTTCACGAGCTGCCCGGCTTCTAGCGAGATCGGCCTCTGCAGAATTCCTATCTTCTTGGCTTTCCAAAAGTTCAACTTGTGCCTGGCCAAGGCGGCCGATAGGTGTGCCGGGAGGCGGGGCTTTGGATTGTGCGTAGCCTTCGGCAACTGCACCGGCTGCGTCTCGTATCGCATCACCAGTGCCATAACCGCCCGCCAAATTAGAAGGCGTAAATGAACCGGACGCGCCAAGCGCGTACAGTGGGTGAAGTCCTGCTTTTTTTGCATCTGCCACCTTCCATTGTATTGTGTTTTGAGCGAATTCTTTCTGTCGGCGATAATCTTTCTTCGCCTGCTTTTTCGCTGATTTGTTTCCGAATACGCCGCCCAGTAATGAGCCGCCCGCTTGTATTGCTGATGCACCTACTATCGGCGACATTTTTGTTTACCTCTTGCTTTGTAGGGTCCGGGTGCGGACCGTTTACGACCACCAACGCCAGTAGCAAATAATACCTGACGGCGTTTCATGCGACTAGCGCAGCCGCTAGTAGTCCTAGCAGCATGAATCCGGTTACTGTTAGCAGTGCTGCGAACATTGACAGAAGAAGCGACCCTTGCTTTTTTCGGTCTGACTTTCTTCGTGAGTATTCTGTTCGGCGTTCGTGTACGCGGTTTTGCAGGCTTGAATGTATAGCGCTGCGGTTGCTGTTTTTGGATACGTGCGATTGCATCTAATATTTCCCTCCTAAAACGTCGAGTTGATGCCGGATCGGTTCTTTGTACGCCAGCGCTTGTCTGCCTGCTGACGGGCCTGTTCCTGTTGCTCCTGCGTGATTTTGCCAATGTCTATCTCCCACGGGTTTTCACTGGGCTTGTCAATGCCGATTTCATCGCGCATATGTTGGACCCAGTATTTGGATATCGGCCATTGTTTACCATAGGCGCGGAACGTTTTTGGAACGTCTCCGAGTTTTGCTAGTGCAGCCGCTCCAGCGCGGCTATAAAGCATTGTCATAATTCTTTCGATACCTGCTGCGCCTAGTGGTGGAAATTTTGAGCAAAGCATAAATTCGGGTGTGCGCCCGTCAAGTCTTTCGTCGTCCGGGCTAGTCATTTTTTTGGTGGTGTATTTTGCTATGTACGCTGCTCTGCCGGGGGTCAGCTCATCGATTTTCGTGAATCCCATCGAGTTTCTTTCTTCGGATCCATCGTGCCAGGCGGCGTTGGTTTCTTTTTCGAACAACGCTGCTGGCTGGCCAAACAAGATCATGTGATAGTGGGCTCTGCCTTTTTCTTCTCCGTATTCGCCTACAGCGAAATAACGTAATTTTCCGATCGGTCCCGCTCTTAATCGCTTGACGTATGTTTGGATGTGTGATTTTTTCAGACTTCCGTCTGCTGGGTAATTTTCTTCGTTATAACTCAGGGTCAGGAATGATGATGGGCTTTTGTATTCGCGTTGCTCCAGTA